TGATGAACTAAAAGTTTCTTTACCTTTTGTTGGATTTTTATCCGTCTTGAAACTATCTACAGCTGCATTAGCTACTCCTCTTGCAGTATTTCCAATCCACCCTAGGGCGGCGCCTGCTCGTTGCCTACCTCTTATCTCCGCTGCAACATCATACTTAACTTCATTCAAATATTCTTCATACATATCTTCCCAAGAGTACTCACTCAGGTCATAACCTTCTTCCATAAGTGAATTTACCCAAGACTCAACTTCTTCCCAGATTTGATCTTCGGTAAGTTCTTGAGGAGCATAAACTGCCTGGTATGCTTCCATTAAACTATATAGATGATTTGCCATTTTAATTACTTTTTTATATTTTTATTTATATAAAAAAAGAGTCCCGAAGGACTCTCAAGTGGCATCATTATTTTTTTTACCTAACCATTCGCTTTCATAATCATAATCACCAAATAAAAATTCATCTGCCTCTGCAGCATTTTTAAAGGCATTCAGAATTTCCTGCTCACACCACTCATCATAGTTGGAATCCTGAGAAAGTATCTTTGGTAACATCCTGCTTAATTCCCCCAATTAAATATTGCTCCGCTTCCACTTCTTGTGGAGCTACTTGCAATCCCTTAGATTCAATCCAATGAGATGTCCAAGGAAGAGGATTGTTTTTTGCTGGAATATCATAAAGAGGTTTTAATCCAATCGATCTCATACGGCGATTCGCAATCCATTCAACATATTGCTGAAGAAGTTTATCATTCAGACCAATCATAGAACCATCTTTGAACAGATATTCTGCCCAGAGTTTTTCTTGATTAACTGCATTTTCAAAGGTCTTATAAACCCATTGCTCTTCTTCCTTAACAATTTTTTGCATATCAGGATCATCACCTTCTTTCCACTTGTTCAGAATATTTTGAGTGATGACAAGATGTTGATTCTCATCACGAGCAATCAGACCGATGATTTTTGCACTTCCTTCCATAAGTTTGAGTTCGCCAAATGCAAA